AACAGAGGTGATTACAGACCATTTTTAGAACTTATTCTACCTGAAGATAACGTATTATCTATAGAAAATATTATTACTAAAGAAGGTACTAATTTTGTAAACCAACCTACAGAAGAGGAATATGCGAATTTTGATTTAAGTTGGTATGAAGTACCAGCCCTAGCACAAAACCAAATCTATATTGAGGACGAAAATGGTGTTTCAGATAGAGAGGGTGTAGTAGTTGGTAAATGGAAAAATGCACCACAAAGGTTTATTAAAGAATATACTGATAATGGTTTTTGTAAAATTATATTTGGTGCAGGTGATGCAGATGTGTCAGAATTAAATGACTTTGTTGGATGTAGAGGACAAATAGATAGGATTGGTAATACAATTAATAACCTTTCTTTAGGAGAAATTCCACAACCACAAAATACTTTATTTGTTAGATATAGAATAGGTGGTGGAGAAGATACTAATATTGGTCCTAATACAATAACTACTTTGGGTAATATAAATGTAATTGTGAATGGTGATTCCTCAGATATTAATACGACTATTAGAAATAGTATAAGTGTTAATAACCCAATACCAGCGTTAGGTGGAAAAGAACAACCAACAGTTAATGAGATAAGAAATTTAGTTAGATATAATTTTTCATCACAAAATAGATGTGTTACAATAAAAGATTACCAAAGTAGAATACCTTTAATGCCTGGTCAGTTTGGTGTTCCATTTAGAACAGGTGTTTGGGAAGAAAGAAACAAAGTTAATGTTTCTATATTAGCATTAGACGAAAACGCTAAATTAACAACACAATCAACATCAGCACTTAAACAAAACATTGCAGAATATTTGGCAGATTATAGAATGTTAAATGACTACGTTACTATAAAAAATGGTAGGGTATATAATTTAGGTTTTGAGATTGATATATTTGCAGATAAGGCAGTCCCTAAAGGAGATGTAATTAGTGGTGTTATATCTAGTGTAAAAGATTATTTCGATATCAATAAATGGGATATGGGTGATAATATCTATATATCTCAGTTGGTAGAAAATATTAATAATGTGGGTGGTGTACTAAATGTAACAGATTTAAGAGTATTTAACAAAGTTAATGAAAATGGTAAATATTCATTAAATGAAGTCGCTCAACCATATATTGATGACGAAACAAGACAAATAGATCTGTTAGGTAGATATACATTATTCGGAGAACCAAACGGAATGTTTGAGATTAAATACCCAAATAAAGATATTAAAGTAACAATTTCTACTTCATAATAATTACTTTTTAAAAAAATGAGTTAGTTTTATAATAAAAATTAAAGTTATGGGATGTAAAACATGTAATCAAAAAAAAGAGAAAGAAAGAGTAATTAATGACGACAAAGACACATTAGATGTCAACTTATTACCTAAAAGTGTACAACAAGGTGGTTTTGAAAATGGAAGTATTGCATTTAAAATAATTGCGTTTCTTGTAATTGTTATTGCGATACCACTAATAATAGTTGTTTTAGTAGGACAAATATTTCTCCATTTTTTCTTACCTAAATCCCTACCTAAAGTAACAAGTAAGTTTAGAAACTTTTTTATTGGGTTACTTAATAGGTATGGAAAGTATAGACACGATAAAGAAGTAAGAAAAAGAAAAAGACAGTTTGAGAAAAACGCTGGATATGAAGAAGATAGTAAGTTAGTTAATGTAGTTGACTATGAAGAAACTTCTGAGTTTGATGATGTGGAAGTACACGACAATAATAATGATGTGAAAAAGTGATTTTTAGATGTCTAAATCATATAGAATTAGGACAACACCTGGTGAGGGTAATGGATTTTTAAAGGTTAATGTTGATCTTAATCAGAACTATGATTTTTTAGAAATTCTAAGTTTAAAGATATCTCAAAAAGACGATTATCAGAACTTCTGTGCAGATTATGGTGTTGTTGCGGGTAGAGTAATAGTTAATGGTGGATTCGGAGTACCGAATGTTAAAGTATCTATATTTGTACCTGTAGATGATAAAGATTTAGAGGATCCTGTCAAATCTGCGATATATAATTATCAAGAACCATTTCCTGATCAAAAAAATAAAAATGGTGTTAGGTATAATCTTTTACCTAAACAACAACAAACTTTAGATCATACACCTGTGGGTACATTCCCTAAAAAAAGGGAGATATTAGATGATACTACAACATTAGAAATTTATGAAAAATATTATAAATACACCACAACCACAAACGAGGCGGGTGATTATATTATTTTTGGGGTACCTGTAGGACAACATTTCTTACATTATGATATGGATGTAAGTGATATAGGTTTTATATCCGAAAGACCTTTTAGTTTAATAAACAATGGTTATAGTGATGATTTATTCTCTAGTAGATTTAAATTTAAATCATCCAACAACTTAGATAGTTTACCACAGATATTTTCTGAAAACATCCCAGTTACAGTTGAACCATATTGGTGTGATAGTCTAAGTGTTGGTAGTGCGTTAGGTATTAATAGGGTAGATATAGAACCAAATATAGAAATTATACCCACTTCTGTTTTTATGGGTAGTGTGTTTACAGATGACGAAAAAGATTCATTAAACAAAAATTGTAAACCATCTAGAGAGATGGGTAAAATGAACGAAGTTGTAACGGGTCCTGGTAAAATAGAAGCGTTAAGAAGAACTGTAGATGGTGCAATAGAAAAATTTAACTTTAAAGAAGATAGTATAGACGAAAATGGGAACTGGTCAGTATTAGTACCAATGAACCTAAGAAAAGTAGTTACAGATGAATTTGGTAATTTAATACCTTCACCTGATGGAATAAAAGGTATTGCAACTGAAGCGGATTTTAGGTTTAGAATATCTATGGATGCAACGTCTAATGATAAAAGACTTAGACAAAGAGCGAAATTCTTAGTCCCTAATACTAATAATAACTTTGTATTCGATGAGTTTTCACCAAAAGACTTAGAAAATAGTCAATTGTTTACTATAAACGAACAATTATCCACTATTACTGATGGAACAGTTTATGAGGACGACTTAAGAAATCAATATAACTATTTAGAGGAGTTTTACCCTTTTAGATGGAAAAAGGTTTATACGGTTAAACAATATATTGGTAGAATGCAAAAAGCCCGAAGTGATGAGGCAAGAGGATTTATTGGTATTAAAGACATAGTTAACGCAGAAGGGGTTAATAAATTCCCTTCTAATAGATTTGACACAAACATTAATCCAATATACACTATTTTATGTATTTTACTATCAGTTTTTGGTCATATCGTTGGTATAATTAATGGTATTTTAAATATTATAAATGGGTTGGTTACACAGATATGTCAATTTAAGATACCTGTTGGATTAAGGATAGCTTTATACTATTGTTTTAGAATTGCTGGGTGTGGAACTTGTAGTCAAGATTATAAAGATTCGTGTTGTTCGACATATGCATCATTCGCAAATGACTGTAATAACTCAGACATAGGATCTTCAGCCGCAGGATGTACTGGTTCGCCACCTTGTAATCCAGGATGTGGTACAGGGTGTGGTAGATGTAAGTGTAACACTTCAGGTTCTAAAAGGGCAGAATTTTCGTTGAGATTATATATTAGATGGAAATGTTTATTTTCTGATTTATTGTGTAAAAGATGTAAACCACTATGTCCCGAAAATGGTCAAACTCATAGTTGTTGTCTTAATTGTTGCGGAAATCTCAACGCAGAAAATAATTGTACCTCATGTCCATCACCAAGTAGGAACTATGGGTGTCCCTCTAATGATAGAATAGAAAAACAAATAACAGAGGGTATTCCTATATGTCCACAATGTTGTGGAGATTGTTGTGTTAAAATACCATTAATACCATTGAGGTGTGCGGAAGAAGATTTAACTAGAGTTGTAACTTTAATACCCACACCCTTCGCACCTGCATTGTGTAATCAAGTCTATGTAGTACCATTTTCTTGTGTCAACTGTGGTGGGTTACAAACACCAGTTATAAAAGATTGGGTTTCTTGTGTATTAGAACCAGTGGCGACTTTCTTAAGGATGTTAAAGTTTGATTTCTACAATGATTGGGTGGGTGGTACATTATATTTCCCACTAATAAAAAGAAAATATAAATTAAAGAAAAATAAAAGAAAATTTGGTCAAATTAAAAAGGATAAATTTTGTGATTTCGAATGTAGAATAAGACAAAATGGTAACCTAACAAATAATTTTCAAGGTAACCCAACATATAAACAATGGAGAATTAAAATACCAAATTTATTATTTACTAACCCAACAATAACAATTGGTGGTTGTACTGCAAAGATAAAAGGTAAACGTGTTACTGAGTGGTATGGTACACCAGAAAATGATGATGAAACTGATAACTTAAATTTAGCGGTACAAGAAATAACCTTCAATGGGAAAACAAGTTCTCAAGATGGTTGTGTGATAAAGTTTAATGAATTTTCTGAATTAGAAAGTGTTTTTAATGGGATTAACTCAAATATAGATTTGGTTAAAGATAGAGATGTTCCTACAGAACATGGAAAACCCGAATATGTGGAAAGTGAAGACCCAACAACGGGATTATCTACTTGGGAAAATGTAGGTGGGCATGGACATCACAGAAATATTTGTGATGACACTAGAATGATAGAGAGAAAAGAATTCTTTAAGGAAGAATTAGATTGTTTAGGTAATGAAAATATTGAAATAGAAAATTCAGAGGTTTTTGGAACTAATGATGGTGAAGTGCAAGATCAAAGTACGGCGTATGAAGATGATCCGGATTGTATCCCCTTTGGTACTTTTTGTCCAGATTATGATTGTAACCCTTCTTGTGGTAGTAATGGTGTTGCACCTTGTAAAAACAGACCTATAGAATATGATAACTATGGTGACCCAATAATCGAACATGGTTTAATTACTTGGTACGATGGGGAAATATATTACACACCGTATATACCACCAAACGACTTAAAAGAAAATAGTGACGAATATAAAGCGAATCTTTTAATACCTACAACCATTATGGAATTAGGTAGTATGGTTTATTGTGATATAGATGATGTACCATTTATTATGGATCAGTTAGAACCAACAACATTTCAAGTAAGTACTGAAGAGTTTAAATATAAAGGTGGTAATGTTAACAATACTTATGAAGGTGCCGATGGAGTTCCTAGTGGAGATGATGGAAGACTAATTACAATAAATAAATTAGAAGACAAAAAAGATTCATCACTAAACCTTAGAGCATATGTTGAGTTTAGTTGTTTTAGTGTTGTTTGTGCAAACACACTAGCAGCAGTTAATCAATCCCAAATTGGTGTTGAGATGATAGATAAAAATGATATTGGAATTGAAATAGGTAATTGTTTTGTTCGTTTTGATCATGATGCAGACATTAGAGAATATTTTTGTAGAAGGTTTAATGGTTATAAGTCAGATAGAAGTTTCCACCACACAAGACCTGGTGGTATAGATACTGATAACGCGTATAATACTTATACCGAAATGACTTTAGTTGATGGATTAGCGGGTAATAAAACATATTACGAAATTCCTGATGGTGGTGGAATAGTATTATCAGAATTTAATGATAGTGATCCTTTTATAACAGGAGATGCTTGTGGGTATAAAAGAGAAAATCAAAATCCTGATTATTTTTATGGATTAGCACCTGGTGTAACCGCAGAATTTATTAACTATCCTAATGGTAGTGTTGATTTTGAAACAATAAATTTTGGTGTACCCCCTACACAACCATTAATAGATGATGCAACCGATGATGATAATTCAGAACCAGGATATAAAGGTATTAGATTTAATCGTTCTCAGACACCATACCATTTATATTTTGGTTTAGTACCAGGTAAAACTGCGTTACATAAGACAGTTGGTAAATTCTTTGCAGATAAGATAAATGCAATTACATTACAAGGTTTAGGTGCATCTAATGAAAGTGTTGATGAAACTATTAATAATGTACCTGGAATTAATAACACAGATGAAAACAATTTCGCAGTATATAAAACTTGTTTAGGTGAGACGTTAATAGAAACCATTCCTGTTGGTGTGGTACAACAAAATACTAATACCACAGGTGGTGGTTCACAAGGTAATAACAATCCGTCAGGTGGTTCAGGAGGTTCTGGGACGGGTGGTAGTGGAACAGGTTCAGGTGGAGGTGCAACAACAGGTGGTAATGTTGGGACTAGTGGTACAGGATCATCAGGTACAGGGTCATCAGGTACAGGTAATAACAATACACCCCCTTACACACTTTCCTATCAAGAAAATGGACTCATTTATCCAAACGTATCATCAATTCCTATTACATATGCCCCTTGTGTAGGAACAACAGGGTCAATAACACCAACAAAAGTCATTAATTTTACATTAGAAGTTAATTCGGTACCAGCCACTATTAATTTAGATTTGTATGGTGGTATTGGTGGTGGACCTGGTAGTGATTCAGGGTGTTATGCTGCGGCTAGTACATATGGAAGTCAACAATTATTTGTTAATTTAAGAATAGATGATGGTAATGGTGGACCGATAAATAATAATATATGTGGACCTTGTAGTGTTGGTATTGATGGTAATGGTGCAGGTGCACCTTCACAAGTTACGGTGAACGAAACCATTAATAGTGTAGGTACATATAATGGTGTTATTGAACTTTCACCTTATTATAGAAGTGAGTTTAATGTAACACTTACTGTAACTTAAAAATAAAATATTTATAGATAGTGGAAAAAACAAATAAAATATTATTAAATAGTCAAAGGTTACCAGATAATGTAAATGTCACAACACAAGTGCAATTAGGTTTAGAGAATTCTAATAAACCATTACCTTTAAATGATATTGATACTACTGTTGATCAATACGAACAATTTCTAAAGGAAAGAAAAGAAAGTTCACTTTACAGATTTTATGGTGTAATAAAACCGATTATAAGTAATACAATATTTAATGAAAACGTTAAAATTTATGAGGATCAAAACAATGAAATAAAGGCTAAAAAAATTTTAAGTGCGGGTGTGTTTGAAAAAGATGGGTGGATAGGTTATTATAATGATGAACCTAATGAAGACGCATTACAATTTAATGACAATAAAAGTGCATTATGTGATTTTTTCCCATTTGATCCTGGATACGATAGACTTAGAATGTTAGATAGTGATGGTAAACAAAATTATTTGTTAAAGATTACATACCCTTTTGATAGTAGAGATGATATTAAATTGGTAAAAAATAATGCAGGTGTCACAATTAAAGACGGTATACCGATTATAGAGAAGTTTTCAATAGAATTAAACGGAAGACTATATACTGGATTTAGAACCGCAATGAATCATGGACTATCTGAGGGAGATAGAATACAATTAATAAATTTTATTGATTTGACTTCACCTAATACATTAAATTTAACGACAAAGTTTTATAGAGTGTTTAAATTAGGTAATGTAACAAATAATAAGAAGTTAAGAACTTTTGTTATAGATGTTAATCCGTCAGACATCAATTTCACTAAAGGTACTTCTACAGTTAAAAGAGTAGTTAAAGATAAACCTTCACAATATTATGTTAGAAAATTTAAATCGATTACAGTAGATTATAAAGATTATGATTTATATCCTGCGGCGTATGGTGTTACATATTATAATGATGATGTTGCCGCATTTAATTTTAAAACGGATATAGATGTCAAAAACTTAACAGATAATTTAGGTAGACCAATAAGTGAATTATATTTAACTATAGTTAAAAATGATAGAGATAGTGATGCAACATCAATAAACACTCAATATTGGAATAATGTTATTAATAATTCTAACTTAAGTAGTACGATTACTACTAACCCTGACGGAAGTACTAGATTTTGGACGAAAATTTCTGCGGGTTATGATTTAGAGAATGATGTAGAAATAAACTATAATATAAGATCGTATAAAGACCCTAATTACGTTAGTTCTGAGTATTTTGAAAATATAGATGAATCTGATACTGATTTTGATGGTGACATTGTAGAATACAATGAAAATACTTTAATTGAGCGTAGATTGGAGAGTGTTTATCATAGGGTTAATACAATATATAGGGAATATTTAAATTCTATTGATTCTAATAAAGAAAACAAAAATGAAGGGTATATTTATTCACCATTTAATTTAATACAAATAAGAGAATTTGCAAACTATATAAATCCTGTTGTAAATTTACAATCTATTATAAATAAATTTAATATTACTACATTATCCGAAATAGAAGAATTAAGAAAATCATTCCAGATACCAGATTATGCAACACAGATAGCACCAAACGTTTATAAATGGAGAGATTTGTTAGATATAGGTTTTATAGATAATTCAGGTGGTGGTGTAGATTACCCTTTTGAAAGTGGTGCACATTACATCTATTTAGATAAAAGATTTTATTTTCAAAGACAAGATCCACCTTGTGAATTTATATTAATTTCTGAGGATATAACTTTAGGTGCGTCTGATAGTGGTAACGTACAACAAAATAAATTTTTATCATTAATAAGTGATACAACATTTCTGAAATATAATTTTCAGGATGGGGATTTAGTCAATTCCTTAGTTAATAGTTCACCAGATGGTATATTAAATTTGGTAAATTATAATGGTGTTGCAGATTTAAATTTAGAAGTTACATTGGCAGATTATGTTGGTGAATATGAATTAGGTAAAAGAGATATTGGTGGTAGTTGTATAGACTTTTCATTATTAGAACAAAATAAATTAGACGATGTTTGTTGATAAAAGAAAAATATTATTAGATAATATAGGTAGTGGTACTACTATAGATATTGCATTAAAAACTAATTTTTTCCCTGTTGATAATGCTGAGTTAATAGAGGATAAATTCGTAAAAGATGAAGTAGAAAATGCAATAAACCCAATAGTAGATTATAAAAAAGTAATATTTAAACCTGCTAGAGGAGATAATTGGGAAATTATTGATAAATTTAAAATTAATCTTAATTTTTATACCCCAGTTAGTATAAATTTAGGTTCACCACAACATAGAGGTAGTGGAGCAGAGCCTGGTGTTTATTCAGACATTGGTTTTACTTTTGATGATGTATTTTGTAGATCAAATAGATTCATCAACAGTTTCATAAGGTTTGCATTATATGACAACCCCAATAGTGGACAGAATGAATTACTATCTTTTGCAGATATATTCACACAAGTTGGTATAGAACAAGAAAACGAATTTGGTTTTGTTTTACCTGTTGATGAATGTCCTATAAGTTTTATACTCGGTGATCCTGTAACACAACCAGAAGAAATACATGAGGGATTCCATATATATTGGTTTAAGGATTTAGTTGATAACGCACCTAATCAAGAGTATATTGTATATGGTGTGGTACAATTTAATAACGCTTTAAATGGTAGAGTGTATGAATTAGCACCCTCAAAACAATTTGATCCAAATAATATTACTTTAACTAATATAGAAGGAGAAAATGGTATTTTATATTTAAAAATAATTTTAAAAAATGATAATGGTGTTTATAAATACAAATTTGTACCAAACACTAAACAATTACAAGTACCTAGTGGTGTAAACCTAAATCCTAGTGGTGGTGGAATACCTACACTAACATTTTGGCAAACTACAATATAATATATTTATAGATAAGTTATGAAGTATATTAGAAAAAAAATAAATTTAGAAAATTTTACTGTAAGAAGTATACCTAAAAGTGTTTTAACTACAGATTCTGATGGAAAGACAGTTATTGACACTAGTAACCCTAAATATTATTATGGTACAATACCCGAATATAAAATAGATAAAGAAGGTAATTTTATTTTAAATGTTTTTGGTCAGAAAATACTTAACACAATAAATGTAGATTTATTTTTAACACATAAATTTGATGATATGGGTATTTTTACTGACGAACCATACACCGCATCAACAGAAACACTAACCAATAAACCTATAGGGTTTAATTCTTTTGAGTATGGTAGATTAGCTGGGGCACCTGTCAATTTTTATTACTCACCACCCAATACGGTGACAGGATATACAGACGATTCTTTACTAAAACAAGTTAAATCCTATAGAAAAATAAATAATAAAGATGTATATGTACCTAATTTAAATACGTCAGACAACCCACAAAAAACATTTAATGGTGTTTTAGAAGAAAATGGTGAATCGACAAAATATAAAATAGGTGCGAACACCAACAACATACCAAATACTGGTGTTGAATATACCACATTTAAAAATGAATACTCACAAACCACCGATGAATATGGTAAAAATATAACATACAACACAACAAGTTTTAAAGTACTTAATAGTGGTTGGAACAATTTTAATACCTCATTAAGTGCAACAACAAAAAAAGAAGAATATTTAGGTGTTGTTTTTAAACCAGAAGTTGAGAGTGTAGTATTTATTAATAGAGGTATTGCAGATATATTTGAAAGACATGCGATATTATCAGAAATAAAAACAACTAATGATATTGACACAAATAGAGGTGGATTTATAAGAATTTAAAACAAAAGTTATGGCAACAGGAAATTACGGAACAATAAGACCAGCAGATGTATCAGTAGAAGATGTAGAGATATTTTATAGTTATACACCTAACAGAGAATCAATAACAAGTGTTGAGTTATTCCCACTAGACCCATCACAAGTTTTAATACCTGCTAGTGACCCTAATAATGTGTCTGAAATTTTTGGTGGTTTATATACTTTAAAACTACCCACAACAGTTTTTGGTACAAAAGGGTTTTATAATATAATAATTAGACCGAAACAAATAAGGACAACAATACAAGATTGTAGCGTTTTGATAGATAATCAAGATGTTAAAGGAATTGTTTTTGACATAAATCAGATTCCATTAGAATTTCAAAATAGGTTTGAAAATGGTAATTTAGTGGGATATAGAGTAGAATATTTAAAAGAACAATCGGGTACAGGACAAGATAAGATACAAAATTTATTTAGGATAATAACCTCAAACAATAGAGCTTTGCCAGTTACACAAAGTCAAGGTAACTCTAATGCTTCTGTGGCATACACATTCAATAATAACTCAACAAGTGTATTTTGTACTGTGTCACCTTCTTCCGCACCCGCAATTAAACCTAATGCGGTACCATTCATTGGTAACCCACAACAAGATGTTATTATAACAAACACGTTTTTTGATCCAGTTATGTTAGAAATAGAGATGGTTGAGTTCGATGATGAAACTTTAGCATACGCATTGTTCTCAAACCAAACAAAATCTTTAGAAGACGGTATTTATACTATATACAACTTTGGAAACCAAATATACAGACAATACAACTTATATGAAGTTAAAGATCAGTTTACAGGTAAACCATTGTATGAAGTTAGGGAACAGAAGTTTACTATTGACCCAACAAAAGATTTTGATGATATAACTAATTTTTAAAACGTAAATGGCAAACAATAATAGAATAAAGGTTTCGGGATACGCTAAAAGGATATTCTTTAATGATAACATTGAGTATCGTAATTTTAGTCCTGACTTAGTAGGGTTCCAACTAACAAGTGATGGGGGGACTACTTTATTTACTAATGGTAATTTTGCAATATCAGTAAATTTAGATCCTAAACCAGATGTTTTATTTACACAAGGTACAAAATCTAAATTTTATACTTTAGACGATATTGACGATTCAGATAACGTACAATCTGAAATACAAAAAAATGTAAAAACAAAATTAAATTTAGATTTAACTAATCCACTTACATATATTTGGTATGGATCTGCGAGAGAATTAGTTAGAGCATCTTTAATAGATATCGAAGAAAAATGGCCGGCAGCAATTTACGTTGACAATAAAGTTGGTAGTGTTACGGGTAATAATATTACAGAATATGTGTATGATATTGCGGCAGATGAGTCAACATTTAAAGTTAATAGTAACTTTTTTGTTAACCCATATAATATAAAATATACTATAGATGCCAAATACACCCCAACAGAAAATAGAGAAAACCCATTAAGAAATTTAACACTAAAGTATAGTTCTTATGTTATAGAACATAATGGTATTGTAAAAAATATAAAAGGGTTTTCTGCGTCAACACAACAAACCAATTCTGAGGTAACTTTAGTAGTTGAGGGAAATCCATTTCCTGAATTAACTGGGATAATTATACCACAAATATCATTTTTATCTAATGAGATTGATGCGTCTATACCTTATTTTATAAAACCAAATGAATCAGAACAAGAAAAGTTTTTTACTGGATTAAATGATTTACAAAGAAATATTTTAAATAGGGATATATACCCTAAATATCGATCAGAGATTATTGGTACTAAATTTACTGATGATGGTGTGATACTCACTAGTAAAGATATATACGATTTTCCTATATTAGAAGACGGTTATAATTTAAATTTCTTTGATAGTTTTTATGTCGCTTATTTAGATAAAATAAATAAATTTGCAGAAAACTTAGACGAAACTAAAACAGATACTATTGTTAGAAAATATACTGCGGAAGTAATTAATAGTTTTGACACAGTACCTAGAGGGGATGGTGATGACTTAACTTTAAATGGTGAAAAGGCGACAAAATTATTAAGAATTTATGGTGTTGAGTTTGACTATGTTAAAAAATATATTAATGGTATTAAATTTGCACATGTTGTAACATATAACAAAAGAAATAATATCCCTGATTCTTTAGTAAAAGACTTGTCTTATATGTTAGGTTTGGAGCCTATTAATTTTATAAGTGATGCGTCTTTAGGTAAATTATACTTACCTAGTAATGGTGGAGGAGAATTTAGTGGTACGTCAACTAATCTAACACAACAACAAATAGATGTAGAATTATATAGAAGACTTATA